CTAGACCTCTATCGGGAACGCCTCGGCCTTAAGTTTCGTACCCTCCGGAGGGGTCGCGCGTAGTCTTCGGATATCTCGTCGCAAAGCTAAGTTCAGGTCGTAGAACCGGACTTCGGCATCACCGGTGTTATTCTTGATCGACTGCGTGAATGCATTGAGCGCCGTTACGACTTCATCGGACCCGACAATGCGAACTTTTCGAGCAGTCTCGTGCCATTGGGATCGTGCGCTAAGATTGCCGCCTGCGAAAAAGCATCCGATACCGGCAACGAGCTCCAGATAGATATCCCGACGCAACTCGTAATCCGCCCATGCGTTGTCGCTGAGGGTTTTGTGCCGCTGATGCCACCAGTTTATGAACGCTCCGATGATCCCGCCAATTGCGGTGAACAGCAGAGCCACGATGCTCCAGAAAAGATTAGCTTCCCACTCCATCCGTCCTCCTTCAGCTGAACAATGCTTTTTCGGCGGCCGCCATTTCTGCGGCTTCATCTGTCGACGGGAACAGGTGTCCATAGGTGTCAAACGTCACCTGGATTGAGCTGTGACCCATGCGCACCTGAACGGCTTTCGCGGTCAGTTCCAAACCTCCATCAACCTTCCGGTTGATGCACCAGCTCGCAAACCAATGCCGCAGCGCGTGAAAGCCCGGATACTTCGGCGCCAGAATTGGTTTCCCTTCCTCGTCCATCTCGTCCGTGGCAATCGTGACGCCTGCGGCAATCTCGACCGGCCATAGACCACGCTTGAGCATGTTCTGGTGGTTCTCGATGTTCCCGGCCGTGTTGGGGAAGACAAGCCCGGCTTCGCTCTTCGGGCAAGCTAACTTCCATTCCTTCAGCGTGTTAATGGCGATCGGGGGCAGGGGAACGGTTCGCTGTCCTGCTTCGGACTTTGGCATCCCGACATCGCCGTAGCGGTCCGCTCGCTGCCTGACGTGCAGGATGGCTTGCTTCAGGTCGACATCTTCCCACCGCAATCCCCGCGCCTCGCTGGCCCGGATGCCAGTGAAGATCATAGTCATTAAGAGCGGACGATATCGGCCTGCAGCAGCGTCGAGGACTGCCCGGATCTCGGCATTGGTGGGGATGTCCCTTCCGACCCTCAGCTTCGCCTTGGCGCGCTTCTCTGAGGCTTTCGTGCCCGATCGCGCTTTTGACAGTTCATGCACCGCATTGCGCACGACGAGGCCGCGCCCCTGGGCATCTGCGAGAATGCTTCCTAGGCTGACCGTGATGCGCTTCACCATCGCGGCCGATCGGCCCTTCTCCCGCAAGGCATCCTGAAACGATCGAAGCCAAGGCGCTGTAACCTTTGTCAGCTTCATGGCGCCAGCGAGCGGGACAATGTGCAGGTTCAAGTGCTGCCGGCGCTGATCCATCGTCGTGCGCTCCAGCCCTGCCGCATCGCCAGATTTCAGCCAAAGCTTCCCGGCTTCCTCGATGGTGATGGTGGCACTGTCAGCGACGTGAACGCCTTCCCGAACCTCTACAGAGGCCGTGGCGGCAAAGGCATCGGCCTCCTTCTTCTTTGCGAAGGTCTTCAGGCGGCGCTTGCCTGCGGCGTCAGTGTAGTCGACCACCCAGGCCGATTTCTGAACGCCCTTGGGCGTCACCCATTCACGCTTCCGTACTGACATTCATCACTCCGGCAGGTCTGTGAATGGATCACGCTTGGGCGGCGCTTCCGCGTATTTTTCGGGTCGTCCGATCCGGTCCATGGTCAGGAGTTCTTCCTCGTCGTAATCCATGCTCGCTAGATCCGCGGCATCTTCGGCCTCCCGGATCTGCATGTCCTCATAGAAGGACCGGATGCGCTCGCGCATGACCTCATCAACACCCTGAACACGACCGCTCATCATGCCTTCGATGGTCTCGCGCAGCTCCTCAGCGAGATGCTCGACGTTCTCTTCCGTTGCGCCGCCGGCTTTCAAGGTCCGTAACATGTCGATCAACTCGCCCACGCGACCGGCGATAGTCCAGGGCGGCGGAAATTCGCGTTCAAGGACGCGCACAATTTCGGTGTTCATGCTGCGACCATGACGCTCGGCATATGCCTTAATCCGGTCTCGGAGGCCTGCTGGCAACCGAACCTGAAAACGTTCAGCCAACTCGCTTGGGTATTTCTCTTTATCGCTCATTCCCAAATGAGTGCGACTCGGCATCAAAAAAGTCAATAGTGCGACTTGCACCCACCGTGAACCGGTGCTAGGTTCCGTTTGTGGTTGCAAGTTGCACCCATGAACAAAAGGAGACGCCAAATGCCGGCAGTTACAGAAAATCGTGGAGACGCCATCGATCTCATCTGGGGTGTCGAGGCTGTTGCTAAAATAATCGGCCGCACCGAGCGGCAGACGTTCCATCTGCTTTCAACGGGACAGTTGCCGGCAAAGAAGGTTGGCGGCCGCTGGGTTGCAGAGCGCGGAAAATTGATCCGCTTCTTCATGGAAACCGCCGCATGAAGAGCCGCAAAGACGAAGGCGACAGAAGCGGCGCCGCGGCTGATCGCGTCACCCAAAAGGAGTGGAGGCTCAACAACACCGCACAATGGGTTGAAGCTGCAGCCGAGTGGCTCGCTGAGCAGGAAGAGCCACCTCACCACGTCGTATCCATTTTGAAGGAGAAATTTGGTTTGCGGGCGCTTGAAGCTTGTCGAGCGTGTGCGTTGGCAAATCAGTCCCGGGGGAGTGGGAGGGCTTCGTTATGAGAAAGCCCAACTGGAAAACCACCTTCCAAGCGGGCATCTATGCCTGCCCGGAGCTGCGCACACACAAGATCCATCGCGATCTTCTGTCTTTCCTCACCTTCAAGGCCCACCAGACCATGCGCGTCTGCTGGCCAAGCCAGTCTGAAATAGCCGAAGTTCTCAATTGCTCGGTCCGCAACGTCCACGACCTTCTGGTCTATCTCGAAAAGCTGGGCGCCATCTTCCCTGTCAGGCTGACCGATCTCCCGAACAAGCAACAGGCGATGATCAAAAGCCTGACGCCGAACAAGTCGACTGCAAATGCGAAGGCCTACTACCTTTGCGAAGAATGGTCGCGATGCGTCCTTGATTCCACTCCGATCAGTCCCTCTGCCGAGACGTCGAATATCTCGATTTCCAAAGTCGATCGGGAGAAGGGGCGTATAAGGGCAAATGACAGGCGCCGCAGATATGCCCCGGGCTTGAGCGAGCCGGCTCCTTTCGTCCCGTCGAACCCGGCGCATGATGACTGGCAATTCCTGAATGCCGTTCCTGATTGGTCCGGAAGTCCCACTTCCGCACCGAAAGCAGCTTGGTCCGGAAGTCCCACTACAGACATGACTATAGATATAAACTCAGCAGCGACTTCGGCGCCAAACAACGATCGAGCGCTCGCCGATTTCGAAACCCCTTTTTCCGGACCAGAAGCAAGCACAGCTTCGATTTCATCACTGCCGAATCTAAACGGCGATCGCCTACCGCATGGTTACGGCGCTGGCGAAGCCAGTGCGCGCGTTCCAAGGCCGCAGGCTTTGGCCCGCCCGGAGGGCACAGAGTATGACGCTGCGGGCGCGCGCGCGAAAGAGCGGAGAGCATCATGACGCACGAATGCCAATTGATTCCGTTCCCCCTCGCCGCACGCGTCGGCAAAGTTCGCCGTTGCGCCGAGGTGTTGCAGGGCGCAGCCAATCAGGCGAGCCGGGACGCCTACTGGCGCAAGACGGTGAACAGCTTGGGCGAAAGGCTCGAGGCAATTGGACTGCACGAGAACGAAATCCAGAGCCAGCTCAATCAGTTTCGTCACGCGGTCCAGCAGGAATATCTGCGTCGCGATTACATCGCGCTGAGCGCAGACAACGCTCCGGATGGCGCTGCATGACAGACCTCGAGCCAACCGACGAAGAGATCCGCCGAGTCGCCATAAAGCTCGGTGCGCCTATCCCGAAGAGCGTTGCTGAACGACGGCTGCCGGCGCGCATCAACTACGAAGTAGTAATGGGCGGGCGCGACACCTGGCACATAATGCGGGTCGCCGGCGAAACGAGAAAGTTCCTCCGGACCGTCGCATCTCAGGCCGAAGGCTACGCCATCGTCCGCCAGATTAAGGAGGATGCGGCGTGACAACATTCGTCCACATCGAGCGCGGCCAGTGGGTGCTGGCATTCGACGAGCCTTACGGCCCATATCTCGCAGCGATGCCTGAGCATCTGGAGATGTTCGCATCCCGCGGCGGAGGCTGGGACAGTCACCGGGCGACAGAGATCTTCCATATCTATCGCGTCAATGACGTGAAACCGAAAACCTACTTCATCAACACCGACGAATTTGTGGCGCATCCACGCTCGTACATCAAGGATCGACAGCCTCGATCTCATGTCATCGCCGCCGGCGCGACGAAGGAGGCGATGATCGATCTCCGCGACAAGATGTTCGCGATCGGCTCGGACGCGTCCGATCGGATCGAAGCCGAGATGTACCGGCGCATCGAAAGCTTCGCCGCGAAGGAGCGCGCGAAGGCAATCAAGAAAATCCACGCCGGCTTCCCGCACATTTTCGGAAAGGATGCGAAATGACGCAGATCCTCAATGTCACTCGCAACGACGACGGCCAATTCGAAATCACAGACCAGAGAGGCAAGGTCGTAGAAGGCCCGTTCGCGACCAACGCCGCGGCGTGGAAGGCGCTGGATCGCCTCGACAACAACGACCATGCGCCAGCGCGATCGAGGGGCAACAAGAAGGTGCTCTGGGGCAAGCCAGAGCGCACGAAGTCGAAGAAGACCCGCCGCAAAGAGAAGAAGCTGCAGGAGAAGCAAGACCATCGAATGAAGGTGAACGCTGCGAAGGCACCCACCTGGGTCCGCAGCGTAGCGGCCGCAAACTTCGACCCGGCGGGCGAGCGGGCCTATCGTGATCGCAAGCTCGGCACATTCGGTGCTGCCTCAGAAGTACGGCGCATTGATCCCGCGGAATACCTCGCCGAAAAGGCCCGGCGAGGTGAAGCTTGAGGAGATTGGAAGGTCGGGTGGCGCCATGAGTAAAGGCAGGCTCGATGCTCTCCTCGATGGCCTCGGCATCAAGTTGGTGCCGGTCTATCGCCGGCGCGCGGCAGCCCAAAGCCATGCCCGCGGCACGATGTGGGAAATCTATAACGAGTATGGCTCGGGTCACCTGGTTTTCGTGCTTCGCTGCATCAAGCAGACGCGCAACAACAGGGACGAGCTTTGGAGCGAAACCATTGGAGCAATCTCCGATGTGCTCTGCCAACGCGAAGATTGGGCCATAGAGCGGGCGGGAGAGGTTCTTGATGCCTTCGACACAATCCCTCTCGGACCATTGCGAGGCGAGGCTGTAGCCCGGCGCCCTTGGCCTGTACGGGCCTCCCTCAGAATGTTGATCTACAAGGAACTGGAGAAGAGACTTGATGAGCCAGAGCAACGTCTTGCCCTTTGACGACTTGTCCGAATCCGCCGCAGCAGTGGCAGACGCTGTCGCGATTGTGCGCGCGAGGTTCGTGGAAGCAGCCGACACCATGCTGCACATCGACGTTCGATCAATACGTCCTGCTGCGGTTAGGTCCTTCTGGCCCGATATCAAGCCGGAACCGATGGACAGCGTGGAGACAGTCATCCGCTATCGGCCCTCAGCAGCCGCCATATCCAGAGCCGAGGAAGTGATGTACGGTTGGCTTCTCGACCTTGCTCGCGATGACGAGCGCCGTGTCCTGCTCGGCAAGTGGTCAATGTGCATGGCGGCCCCGCATATCTCCGGCTCGTTCCGGCAGTTCTGCAAGAAAACAGGGCGCGTGCGTAGGACGGCGGAGCGTCGTCTACTCGGTGAATTTCAGTCCATTGCGAGCGCAATAATCAAAATTCGTCAATCGTTACAAGAGCCTAACTGGCATCGGGTGTCGCCAATGATGCCGAATTCGGATACTGATTTCGATAAGATGAGGGAACCTTTAACCGAGTACGCCCTCCACGGAATGACCGCAGATGCCAAGCCGGTTTATGATCCGGCTAGTCCCGAATTGGCGGTGCTTATCAAGCGGCTTGAAAAGGCAAATCGCCGCCGCCAGCGCGAGAAGAGGGCGGCATAGAGATCGGGAAGGCAGCGCGTAAGGCATTGAGCAGATGCCTCCTTGGAAATACGCTGCATAAGTTGGCTAGACTTCCCGAGCAAGATCAGGACGGTTCCGCAGCGCGAATGCATAAGCCGGGTTAGAGGTTCACCGCATGGGGGCCGACCTTCCTGTAAGCGCCCGCGAGAGCCCGCCACTGCGCTCCGCAATGACGCACTCAAGACCGAGCAGAAGGTAGCGTAGAGCCTCCCGCGAAAGTGGTTCTCAACGGACAAAAGGCAGATCGCGTAGGGTCTGCTCGGCACATTCACAGCCCGTCTCTGTTCGCAGGGGCGGGTTTTTGCATTGAGGAGATGAGCGTGTACACGATCGTTGTCGATGAGGCAGAGCGCAAGCGCCAGACCGAGAACCGGATCAACGCGGTCTTCCGTCATTGCCGGATAGGCAAGGTATCTCCGAAACCTCCGAAGCGCTGGGCCACGATGAAGCCGACAGGCTGGCATCCTAGCGTTGGCGCTCCTCGGCCGTTCTGGCCGCCGCCTCTGTCTGATCCTCAGCCGATCCGAGCATGGTGGCAAAACCCGGTCGTGAGCACCTGCTAATGCCCTACCTCGTCCTCCCCTACGACTCCGGCCCTCTCGGCCTCCCCGGCATGCAAGCCCTCATCAACGAGAAGGCAGCAGAAGGGTATGCGCTCCACCAGGTAATAGAGCGCAGCACGTATCAGTGGGTGCTGATCTTCAAGCGGGAAGCAAATGCTCAATAGAGCGCTGCTCGTCATCGCCGTCATTGGGTGCGTCGCCTGCAGCCTCTTGCCTGTTGGCGCCGTCGACCGACGCTCGGAACAAGGCTTCATTCGTGGTGGAAGACACCGCGCCGCCGCTCCCGGGGGTGCCACCCCTCATTCATGCACGGCGCTAAGTGGGCAAGTCGGACATTCACTCAAAAGGGAAGATGAGCAATGCCGGTCCTCGACAACCCGAGGCACGAAGCCTTCGCCCAAGCTCTGTTCAAGGGCAAGACAGCAGACGAGGCGTATGTCCTCGCAGGATTCAAGGCGAACCGGGGCAATGCCGCCACGCTTAAAGCAAATCAAAACATCGTAAAGCGTCTCGCCGAATTGCAGGAGCGGAGCGCTAAACGGGTAGAGGTGACAGTCGAAAGCCTTGCTCTTGAGCTCGAGGAAGCTCGATCGATCGCCCTCGTCGAGAAGCAAACATCGGCCGCCGTCTCCGCCACCATGGGCAAAGCCAAGCTCTTCGGACTCGGCTCCGAGACGCGCAAGCTGACCGGGACAATCCAGGTCGTGACCATCACGGCGAAACAATTGGACGCTCTGAACGACGATGAGCTTGCCCTTCTTGAATCAGCCTATCCAGTTCTCCAGAAGCTCGGGCTTATTGGAGGCGATAGCGGCCCAGCGCCAGAGGAGGGAGGCGCAGAGTAACTTTGACCGGGAGCTGGAGCGCACCGGCGCATCGCTCTCGTCCTTCACAAAGGCCGCATGGCACGTTCTGGAGCCCGGACAGCCATACAAGCACGGTTGGCATCTGGACGCGCTCTCTGAGCATCTGGAGGCGGTTACGGCGGGTGAGATACTACGCCTGCTGATCAACATCCCGCCGGGCACGATGAAGTCTCTCTCGGTCGGCGTGATGTGGCCGGCATGGGAGTGGGGGCCGAAGGGTCTCCCGCATATGCGCTACCTCGGGACGTCGCACAGTCTGCCTCTCGGCATCCGCGATAACCTGAAGATGCGGCGCCTCGTCACGTCGGAATGGTATCGGGAGCGCTGGGGCCGCCAGGTCGAGCTTACCAGCGACCAGAACGCCAAGACGAAATTCGAGAACACGGCGACGGGCTTTCGTGAGGCAATGGCCTTCACCGGCCTTACCGGTTCGCGTGGTGACCGGGTGCTGATCGATGATCCGTTGTCGGTGGACAATGCCAATTCGGACGCAGAGCGGGAGAACGTCAACTCGACATTCCGGGAATCAGTCCCGACGCGTCTCAATAACCCGGATCGGTCGGCGATCGTCGTCGTCATGCAGAGGCTGCACGAGGATGACGTCTCGGGCCTGATACTGGCGAATGACTTCGGTTACGAGCATCTGATGCTCCCGATGGAATTCGAACCGGAGCGGCGCTGCTACACCTCGATCGGATTCGTGGATCCGCGCAAGCAGGAAGGGGAATTGCTCTTCCCCGAGCGCTTCCCGCGTGAGGTCGTCGAGCGCGACAAGAAGGTGATGGACGCCTATGCCGTCGCCGGTCAGTTCCAGCAGCGGCCCGCGCCGCGCGAGGGTGGATTGTTCAAGGCGGCATGGCTCAAGCCCTGCTATCTCAAGGACATCCCGACCCGGGATACGCTCTCGGTCTACGGTGGCTCTGACTATGCGGTCACGGCCAACGGCGGCGACTACACGGTGCATGGTGCCATCGGGCTCGACGCGCAGGGGCGCATGTGGCTGCTCGACGTCTGGCGCAAGCAGGCGGCCTCCGATCAGTGGATCGAAGCCTTTTGCGACATGGTGTTGCATTGGAAGCCCAACGGCTGGGCCGAGGAAACCGGACAGATCAAATCGGGCGTCGGCCCCTTCCGTGATCGCCGGATGCGGGAGCGTAAGGCCTATGTGGTCTGCGAGGCATTCCCGACCAGAGGAGACAAGGCGATCCGAGCGCAGTCCATCCGCGGCCGCATGGCGCTGGACGGGCTTTACGTGCCGATCGATGCGCCTTGGTACGAGGCCTTCGTCTCCGAGCTGCTGACCTTCCCGGCCGGCAAGAACGACGACCAGGTCGATATGCTCGGCCTCATCGGCCAGTTGCTCGACCGGATGTATGCGCCGCGCGCCGATACGCCGGAAGAGCCGAAGAAGATGCAGGACTATCGTCCTCACACGGAAACCGCACAACCTGACGATTGGATGACGTACTGATGCTGAACCATACCGGCTATGCACAGGGCAGCGGACCGGCCCAAGGGCCAACGTCGTCGGATGAAGGCGCCAGCCATGAGAAGCTGAAGCGCGAATACCTCTCCTACCTCGAGACCAAGAACGAGGAGATCAAGGAGCAGCAGGAATCCCGGCGCTACTACCACGGCGCCCAGTGGACCGATAAGCAGATCAAGGCGTTCAACCAGCGCCGTCAGCCGGTCGTGACCTACAATCGCATAGGCCGGAAGATCAACGCCGTCGTCGGTCTTCTGGAGCGGCAGAAGCAGGACCCGAGAGGCTTCCCCCGCACGCCGAAGCATGAGGAAGGCGCCGAGATTGCAACGGCCGTCCTGCGCTATGTGTGCGACCAGCAGCGGTGGGAGGAGAAATCCCCCATCTCCGGCCTGAATGGTGCGGTGGATGGCATCGGCGGCATCGAGATCATCCTCGAAGAGGGCGACCAGGGCGACAAGGAAATCGGCCTTGAGATCGTCGATCCCTCGGGTTTCTTCTACGACCCGCGCTCTCTCAAGATGGACTTCTCCGACGCCCGCTATATGGGCCAGGGCAAGTGGGCCGACGTCGACACCGTGATCGAGATGTTTCCTGACAAGGAAGATGTGATCATTGCCTCGATGGAACGAGGCACGGAACTCACCAGCAATCCGGACACGGATGACAAGTGGTATTCGGGCAGCGAGAACGGCAAGCGCATCCGCCTCGTCGATCACTGGTACATCAAGGGCGGGGAATGGCACTGGTGCATCTACACCGGTTCCGTGAAGCTCGCCTCGGGCATCTCCTACCTTCGCGACGAGAAGGGCAGAACAGCCTGCAAGTACGTGATGTATTCGGCCAATATCGACCATGAGGGCGATCGCTACGGCTTCGTGCGCAACATGCGATCGAGCCAGGACGAAATCAACCAGCGCCGCTCCAAGGGGCTACACACGCTCAACAGCCGGCGCCTGATCATCCCGAAGGGCTCGGGCCTCGACATTGAGAAGACACGGCGCGAGGCGGCCCGCCCTGATGGCGTTATCGAGTTCGAAGGCGACATCGAGCCGAAGTTCGACGACTCCGCCAAGGGGCAGGAGCTGAGCGGCCATCTCGCCTTTCTGCAGGACGCCAAGGACGAGATCGAGAATTACGGCTTCAACCCGGCGCTGATCGGCCAGGGCGTCGACAACATGTCAGGCCGCGCCATCCAGTTGCAGCAGCAGGCAGGCATTGCAGAGCTTGGCCCGTATCTCTTGGCCTTCCGTGGCTGGAAGCTCCGCGTTTATCGTATGATCTGGCAGGCCGTGCAGGAGCATTGGACGTCCGAGCGCTGGATTCGGGTGACTGACGATGACGGTATCGCCCAGTTCCTCGGCATCAATCAGTTGGGCATCGATCCCCGCACCGGACAGCCGACGCTCGTCAACGCGCTCGGTTCGCTCGACGTCGACATCATCATCGACGAGGGCCCGGACACGATCAACCAGCAGCAGGAAGTCTACGACACACTGACGGTGATGGCCCAGAACGGCCAGCCAGTGCCGCCGCGGCTGTTCATCGAAGCCTCCAACCTGCCCGGGAAGGTCAAGCAGAAGCTGACCGGCATCCTCGACCAGGAGCAGCAGGCGCAAGCGCAGCCCGACCCCGTCGCCATGGCAGGGGCACAGGCAGAGATTGCCGAGAAGCAGGCCAGTGCCCGCCTGAAGGAAGCACAGGCCATGAAGGCGGCCGCAGAGGCGCAGACAGCCGGGATGCCCGATGGCTCCGGCCCGTCAGAGATCGAGGTTGCTACAGCGCTTGCTGCCCTCCGCAACAAGAACGCGAGCACGGCCAAGATCATGGCCGAAACCCGCCGGACAGAAGTCGAAACCGAGCTGAAGCCGATCGAGATGCGCAACCAGCAGATCGAGCAGGAGCGCAGCCGGGAAGAGAGATTTGCGTTCAAGGGCGCCGACCTTCGCCAGTCGAGGGAAAGCGCTTCTCGTCCGCAAAAGTGAGAGCCGCCATCTTTAAGGGCGATCTCGGGAGCTGATCCCGTTCATCAGCAGAGTGCCGCCGACTAGACGGGCGAAAGCCGCCGCCAGGCTTAAGGGCGATCCGTGAAACCTCCCACGCACTGGAGCAATCTCGAAAATGACCGACGTGAATCTGGACGAACTCATGTCCGGTGATGGCGCAGCCATGCCGGAATCCACCGAAACAACGCAGATCGAGCAGCAGCCCGCAGAGACCGGCCAGCAGCGCGACGAACACGGCCGATTTGCCGCGAAAGCGACGGAAGAGCCCGCAGTCGTCGAGCCCGAGCAGCCGGCAGCGACCGAGCACCATGCCGAGAATGGCAAGGGCGTCCCGGTCAAGGCCGTTCAGGAAGAGCGGGAGAAGCGACAGGCGGCCCAGGCGGAAGCCGAAACCCTTCGTCGTGAACTCGCAGAACTCCGCGGCATGGTCATGGCCCAGCGCCAGCCAGCGCCGGCGGTACAGCCACAGCAGGAAGCACAGCCGGCCACCCTCTGGGATGATCCGGACAACTACCTGAAAAGCCAGTTGACGCCCGTTCAGCAGCAGATGAACGACATGCGCGAATTCATGTCGGAAAACCTCGCTGTGCAGGCCCATGGCGCCGAAACCGTGAATGCGGCAAAGGCGGCCATCGAGCAGGCAGCACGCACCCCGGAAGGGCAACGCGTGATTGCTGAGATGATGCAGTCGCGTCATCCCTACGACGATCTGGTGAAGTGGCACAAAAAGCAGCAGACGCTTTCTCAGGTCGGCGACGACCCGAATGCGTGGCTCGAAGCTGAACTCGAAAAGCGGCTCGCGGACCCGACCTATCAGGCCAAGGTTCTCGAGCGCATCCGCGGCAACGCGGCGTCCAATACCTCTCGGTCACAGCCCTCAACCAGCCTCCCGCCTTCGCTCAGTCGCATTCCGACCGGCGGCAATCAAGCCGACGACGGGGACATGAGTGACGGGGCGCTGTTCACCCACGCCCTGCGGTAAGCCCTTAGCGGCGCCGCCCGTCTAGAAGGACCTCGACAATGGCCGTCACGACCATTCAGGACAACAACAAGCTTGTTGTCTATACCAAGGAAATCAACCGCGAATTCGTTCGCGAAAACATGTTCTCGCCCTACATGGGCACGGCTCTCACCGCCATCATCCGCATCAAGCAGGAGCTGAAGCAGGGCGGCGAGCAGATGAACATCCCGCTCGTCACCAAGCTGCGCGGGAAAGGCAAGGGCGCCGGGACTCTCGTCGGCAACGAGGAGAAGATCGACAACTACGGCATGCGGCTCTGGATCGACTGGGCCCGCCATGCCGTCGCCACCAAGAAGAGCGAAGAGCAGAAAGACTCGGCCGACATCTTCAACGAGGCCAAGCCGCTGCTTTCCGACTGGGGCAAGGAGCGCCAGCGCGACGACCTGATCGAAGCGTTCATGTCTCTCCCCTCCGAAGCCGCGCCGTCTGGTCTCGGCTCCGACGATGGCGACACCATCAACGGCGTTCGCTACGAGGTCGCCACGGCCGCGCAGCGCAACACCTGGAACGCCTCCAACTCCGACCGCGTGCTCTATGGCTCTGCCGTGAGCAACTACAACGCTGTGCATGCGACGGCGCTCGCCAACATCGACACGACCAACGACAAGCTGACGGCCGCTGTCGTCTCGCTCGCCAAGCGCCGTGCGATGAACGCCGTTCCGGCCATCAAGCCGTACAAGACGCGTGACGGGTACGAGTACTTCGTCATGTTCGCCGGCACCAACTCCTTCCGCGATCTGAAAAACGATCCGGTCATGGTTCAGGCGAACCGCGAAGCCCGCGCCCGTGAAGGCAACGGCATGGACAAGAACCCGCTCTTCCAGGACGGGGATCTGATCTATGACGGCGTGATCATCCGGCAAGTTCCGGAAATCTCGCTCTACGTCACCAGCGTCTGGACCTCGCTCCTCACGGCTGGCAACGCGAGCGCCCGCGTCGAGCCGGTATTCCTCTGCGGTCAGCAGGCGGCCGTTCTCGGCTGGGGCCAGATGGCAAAGCCCACCTTCCGCAAGGAAGACGATTACGGCTTCATCCGCGGCGTCGGCACGGAAATGGCCTACGGTGTCGCCAAGATGTTCAAAAAGCATCCGATGGACGGCACGGACCTCAAGCAGTGGGGCCTTGTCACGGTCTTCGTTGCTGCGGCCGAAGACGCTTGATGATCTGACGGGGCGGCTTCGGTCGCCCCTTTCTCGTTTCTCCAGACAGGAAAGGGCACCATCATGGGCCTCAATCGTAATCTGCCGGCGCGCGATGCCGGAACGCAGCAAGTGCATTTCATCCGCAAGACGCTCGGCGTTGCCGACATGGGCAAGGTCGTGAAGCTCGGCACCATCCCGGCAGGCTCGCTGATCCTCAAGCCTCTCTCGGGCGCTCAGGTCAACACCGTGTTCAACTCGGCCACCACGACCGTGCTTGACATCGGTTCGGCCGCAGACGGCGACCTTTACGCCACCGATCTCGACGTCAAGACGGCGGCAGCCTTCCTCCCGCTCGATGAAGCCGTGAGCATGCTTGTCACGACCGATACCGAGCTGACGGCCACCCTGGCGGAAACGGGCGCTGCTGCAACGGCTGGCTCTGCCGTCGTCGTCATCGCCTTCCTCCCGAACAACTAAGGAGACCGGCACAGTGGCAAAGGTCATCTATCTGCCCGAGAAGGGCTCCGAGGATGAAACCGAGCAGTTCGGTCACAAGTTTGCCGGCGGCAAGCCGACCGAAGTGACCGACGAGAAGGCGCTCGCCAAGTTCCGCGGCAATCCCTTCTTCAAGGTCTCCGAGGCGAAGGAAAAGGCTGATAAGGCGCCCGAGAGCGGCCTCAAGGCTGTTCACGTCTCCGGCGGTCGCTTCGTCATCAAGAAGGATGGCGAGACCATCAAGGAAGGTCTGAACAAGGCCGATGCTGATGCTTTCAACGCCATGTCCGACGAGGACAAGGCCGAGATCATCAAGTAACAGCAGGAGTGGCGGTCATGACCAAGACACGCGAAGACCTCATCACCGCCACTCTCGACCTCCTGAACGCGATCGGAGCCGGCCAAGCTCCGGACGCCGAGGACGCCGAAGAGATCGACAAGCTTATTGACGGCAAGGTCGCCGAGCTCAACCGGCGCGACATCATCTTCTTCACCGATACCGAAACCTTCGAGGATGAATTCGTTGACCCGCTTGCCACCATTCTCGCGGATATGGCGGCGCCTGCTTTCGGGCAGGCTCGCAAACCTGAAAGCGTGGCGGAAGCGATAAGCCGCCTCTATGCGATGAGGCCTTCGACCTACGTGTCTGGCTCGGTCGCGAAAACGGATTATTTCTGAGATGGTCGACATCGTTTTCCCGGTCTCTACGGCGCCTGGTGCGCGCCCCGGTGAGGGTGCCGGCCGTCTGATCAACGCCTATGCGGAAAAGCTGCAGGACGGCGCTCGGGCTGCCTTCGCTCGTCGCCGCGTTCCCGGCCTTCGCCTGCTCGCCACGGCGACAGAGAACGGCATGAGGGGCATGCACTTCCACAATGGCACGCTCTACATCGCCATAGCGGAGCGCCTGCGCAAGGTAACGCTCGTGGGCAGCACATACACCGTGACGGACCTCGGCGCGCTCCCTGGGGCCGGCAGGGTCACTTTTGCACGCAACAACAAGGCGCCTGTCCCGGACATCCTCTGCGTCACGGAAAACGACGTCTATGTCGTCACCTCGGGCGCGCCTCCGGTAAGCCTTGGGGATGGGGATCTCCCGCAGCCTTTGACGGTCTGCTTCCTGGCCGGCTATTTCATCTTCGCCATTCGCGATGGCCGGGTGTTCTTCTCCGGCATCAACGACACGACGATTTCAGCCCTCGATTTCGGCAAGGCGGAAAGCAAGCCGGGTGGCATCTATGGCGCCTATCCCTATGGCGAAATGCTGCTGCTCTGCGGGCCGTCCTTCATCGAGGTTTGGCAGAACGCCGGGAACGCGACCGGCTCGCCATTCTCTCGAGCTGCAGTCATCCCGCGCGGCATTGCTGGCACCTTCGCCATCGCCGGCTTTGAGGACGGCTTCTCTTCGATCGTCTTCGTCGGCGACGACAACGGCGTCTATATGCTCTCCGGCGGCTACACGCCCGCCAAGATTTCGACGCCCGACCTTGAGCGGCTGATTGAGATTGTGGCGGACAAGACGACACTCGACGTTACGGTCGGGGTCACCTCCGGGCATAACTGGGTGGCGGTGAGCGGCCCGAACTTCACCTGGGTCTATGAGGTCAACACGGGCCTCTGGCATGAGCGGGCGAGCTATCTCGATGACCATTGGCGCGCTGTATGCTCGGCGCAGGCGTTTGGCGGCTGGGTGATGGGCGATCGCAGCACAGGCCGCGTGTGGATGCTCGATCCGAACATCGCCAAGGAGGGCGCCGATCCTCTGGTCGCATCGTTCATATCGCAGCCGGCGAGCGGCTTTCCGAACCGCGTTGCCATCCCTCGGGCAGACTTCGACTTCATCGTCGGTCAAGGCCTGGTTGCTGGCGACGAGCCGATCGAGACAGACCCGGTTGTCCTGATCTCATGGTCGGATGACGGTGGGGAGACCTTCAAAGTACCGGTTGAGCGGAAGCTGGGCGCGCTGGCGACCAGAAAGACCCGCGTCACGGTCAACAGGACAGGAACGGCCGGGCCTTATGGCCGGATGTGGAAGCTCGACATTTCCGATCCTGTCTATCTCTCGCTGCTCTCCGGTCAAATGGATGGCAATCCGAGGTCTCGATAATGGCGAGCACCCTTGCACCCCTTCGCGCGCTTCCGCCACCGCAGGAGCCGATGTTTGACCCGCGAACGGGGCAGATGACGCAGAACTGGTTCCTCTACTTCAAAAGCCTCGATCAGCACACCCGCGAGATCGAGAGACGCCTCGACGCCGGCGGCCTGTAAATCTGGAGACACTACAATGGGATTTCTTGATGCTCTGACCGGCGGCAACGTCGGAAAGGCCGCGGCGAACGCGACCAAGAAGAACCGGGCGCTGATTGGCGGCTTTGAGCGCCAGGGCGGCAACATCATCAACGCCGGCGAGAACAAGTCGGCTGGCGCCATCAATCGGGCGATTTCGGGTTACGACCCGTACACGACGGCCGGCCGCGATGCGACAAGCATGTATTCCAATGCGGTCGGGCTCGGGGGCGCGGAAGGGAATGCCGCAGCAACAGGCGCTTTCCAGGCGGGGCCTGGGTACAATTTCGCCCTTGAGCAGGGCACGAATGCCGCTCTGCGCGGGGCGTCGGCGGCGGGCATGCTGAACAGCGGCAACACCCTGACGGCGCTCTCTCAGTACGGCCAGGGCCTCGCCAATCAGGAATACGGCTCCTGGCTCGACCGGTTGAAAGGGCTTTCCAGTCAGGGCCTATCGGCGGCTGGCGGTCAGGCAGGCGCCCTCGGAGGCTTGGCCGACCTCTATCAGGGCACGGCCGACGATCGACTCGGCCTTGCAAGCAACGTCGTTCAGGCGCGCATGGGCAACAACAACCAGCTCGCGCAGATCCGTGAGCAGCAGACGGCGACTTCGAACGGGTTCCTTGGCGGATTGCTCAAAGGCGGGCTGAGCATCGGAACGAAGCTCGCGACCGGAGGTCTTTTCTGATGGCCCAGCTTGCAAGCCTCGTCCTTCCTGACATTGCCATTCCGAAGCATGATCTTTCGTGGCTCGAAGGCGTTACTGAATCCCTTGGCGGCGCTGTTGACGAATTCGGGCAGCGTCGGTCCTTCGGCAAACTCGCCGACTTGATCCAGGGACAGCCCGGGCAGGCACCCGCACAGCAGGCCTCAGGAGGCTTTCTGGCGAGCTTGGCGCCGCAGCAGGGCAGCCAGAGCTTTCCCGCTCCCGTTGCGCCTGTAGAGCGCGGAGAGCCGCAGGGCAGCACCTATCAGCCCTTCATCGAGACTGTGCGCAGCGGCGGGGTTACGAATCCCTATGCACTGTCGGCAATCGCTGCGACCGGTCGCGCCGAAAGCGGGTTCTCTCCGAAGAACGCAAACCGTGCATGGTCGGACCCGAGCCAGAGCGGGCAGGCGGGCACTGCCGGCGGGATCATGTCTTGGCGCGCCGAGCGGCTCCAAGGTCTCTACAACTATGCAGCCAACAAGGGCGAGCAGCCGGGCAACATTTCGCCTCAGACGCAGGCTGAATACTTCCTTCGGGAAGATCCGCAACTCATTGCTGCGCTGAACAACGCCGGGAGCGTCGAAGAGGCGCAGAACCTCATGAATAACGCATGGAAGTTCGCTGGCTATGACCAGCCGGGAGGCGAGGCCGCACGACGTCGGGCACTGGCGCAGAACTACTATGCGCAGGAGTTTGGCAATCAGCAGCCCGCGGCAGCTCCGCAGACGTCGGCAGACGCCGTCAATGCCATGGCTACCGGCACTCTCCCGGCTGCTTCTGGCGGCACTCTCCCGCAGGAGGCATTCGACGCCCGTTTCGGCCAGACGCCTTTGCCTGTCGATCAGATACAGGGCAGGGAAGCACTTGCCGATAGGCTGGTCGAGACCAACGCGGCAGCAGAAATGCCCATGCAGGCGCCGGTAATGACCGAAGCCGCTCCCGCATCCTTCGCACCGACACAGGTCTCCGACGCATCGGGCCAGTCGTTCGCAGGAGTTCCCGGCGTGCAGCCCATCCCGCGCGGCGGCGTGAACCCGGAAATCATCCAGTTCATGTTGCGCGACAAGAACCTTCGCGAAATGGGCCTAAAGCTCTGGGCGCAGAACGCCACCGGCAGCACCGGGGAGCCCTGGCAGTTCGTTCAGGGGCCAGACGGCACCCTGCTTAGGGCCAATCAGCAGACGGGAGCGATCGAGGCAGTCGGCAACTTCGGCCGCAATCAGGAGCAGTTCCGCATCCTCACGGCCGAGGAACGCCAGCAGTACGGGATTCCTCAGGAAGACCGCCGCGTTTATCAGGTCGGCCCCAACGGGCAGATTTCGGCGGTCGGCGGGGCAGGGCAGACGATCAACGTCGGCAACGAGGTTGAAGCCCGGCGCGAGGCTGCAGCGCAGGCAGGCTTGACCCCGGATGACCCGGCATATCAGGGCTTCATCCTCACCGGCAAGCTTCCGCGCGAGAACGAACAGACGCTGACGGCGACCGACAAGAAGGCCATTCTTGAGGCTGATGACGCGGTTGCGTCGGCTGAAGGCGTCATCCCGCTCCTGAACCGCGCGCTTGAGCTTAACAATCAGGCCTATTCCGGCCCATTCGCCGGTACGCGCGGCATGCTAACCGGCACCTTCGGCAATGACTCAGGCGAGGCAACGCTTGAGCTCGACAACGTCGTGACCGGGCAGGCTCTCGGCCAGTTGAAGGCAATCTTCGGCGGGGCGCCGACCGAAGGCGAGCGAAAGATCCTGCTCGACATGTCGGGATCGTCCAGCCTTCCGCCTCCCGTCCGTCGTGGCATCTACGAACGCGCCCTGAAGGCCGTCGAACGCCGCCTGAGAACCTACCAGGACCGCGCTGATGAACTGCGCGGTGGCACCTTCTACAAGCCAGGCAACGGCACCAGCAAGGGCAACCGCACGTCCTCCGGCGTCCAGTGGAGCATTGAAGAATGACCGTCCTCAACATCAACGGCCGTCGCGTCACTGTCGACGACAGCTTCAAGAGCCTGTCGCCGGAAGAGCAGAACGCGACGGTTGAGGAGATTTCCCGGTCGTTCGATGCTTCGCCGGCGCAACCGCAGCAGGCCGCATCCTCCGCCGCTCCGGCAGGCCGCCACCTCTCCTATGAGGAAGGCTTGATCGAGATGGAGAAGGAGCGCCAGAGCGGCGTGAGCGGCAAGGCCGGGGCATTCGGAACAGGCTTCCTCGGCGATATCCCGATTGTCGGTCCCGCCGTCCTCGGAGGTGTCGAGCGGGCAGCAGCCGGCATCGCTTCCATGATCGATGGTGAGGACTATGCGGCCAACCTAGAGCAGGGGCAGCGCACTGTTCAGGCGGCACAGGAGGAGAACCCGATATCGCGCGGCGCTGGAGCGGTGGCGGGGAACCTTGCTGCATTCGGCGGCCTTGGCTCTACAGCGGCAGGAGCGCGGGCTCTGGGCATCACCGGCCGAAACCTCGCAACGCGCGCTGGTGCCTCTGCTGCGTCGAGTGGGGCCATCTCTGCGGCTGATACTGCCGTTCGGGGAGGAGATGGGGCAGACGTCATCAATAGCGGCCTCATCGGCGGAGGCGTCGGCGGTGCGATCCCAGTCGTTGGGGCTGGAATTCGCTCGGGCCTGAGCGCCATTGGCGAGCGCATCGCGCCCACGGTCAATGCTGTTCTCAGCCCAGTTCAGGAGGCTGCGCGGCGGGTTGGCACAGCGGTCAAGCGCGATCGTATCGCCGGAGACGTCCTGAACTCCACGGACGAGGCTGTCGCCCGCTCCACCGGCGTGCCGCTGCTGAACGTCGATCGAGGCGGAGAGACGACGCGCGCTCTTGCTCGTTCCGTCTCCAACCAGGCGCCGGAAGCCCGCCAAGTTCTAGGCAAGGTCGCCGATGATCGCTTCGCAACGCAGGGCAACCGAGCCGTTGACGTGATCCGGCGTGTGGCTGGCGGCTCTGTCGACGATATCGGCTATCAGGACGCCATCAGGACCGCAGCACGGCGCGCCAACAAGCCGGCCTATGATGCAGCCTACAAGGCGCCGGCCGCGCAGCAGATGTTCAGCCCGCGCATTCAGGAGCTGATGCAATCCCCTTCATTCCGGGCTGCTGTCGATGACGCACCACGCCGGAGCGCCGACCGTGCAGCCGTCGAAGGCTTCAAGGAGATAGGGAACCCATTCACGCGCAACAGCCAGGGCGCCTATGTGCTCAAGAGAAGCGCAGACGGCACGCTCGTCACTCCAAACCTGCAGTTCTGGGATCAGGTGCAGCGCAACCTTCGCTCCGACATGGACAAGGCTTTCGCCTCCGGAGACCGCACAACCGGGGCGGAATTGAAGGCGCTCCGCGACTCCCTCGTCGAGGAGCTCGACACGGCAGTGCCGCAGTTCAGGAATGCCCGCCAAGGTGCGGCCGCATTCTTCGGCGCTGATGATGCGGTCGAGGCTGGGAAGAAGTTCGCCGGCACGCCTCGGCTTGTCCCTGAAGCCCGTAAGGCATTCGAGAAGTTCACGCCCGCCGAAAAGGCAGGTTTCCAGACGGGTTACGCTTCCGAGCTAATCGATCGCGTCAAAGCCTCCGGAGACCGGACGAACGTCATCAATTCCGTCTTCAAGAGCCAGGCATCGCGTGAATCGCTTGAACTCGTCTTCGGGCCTCAGAAGGCAAAGGCGCTGGAAGCCTATGTGAGGGTCGAGGATATAGCCGACCGGCTCCGGGGCTCCATGGGGAACTCCACCACGGCCCGGCAGCTCGTCGAACTCGGTCTGGGTGCCGGGGGCGGTTATGCCCTCTCAGGCGGGGACCTGACCGGTGCTGTGATTGGCGGTCTCGCGGTCAAAGGCGGCCGGGCATTGCAAAACCGCGCTGAAAATCAAGTGATGCAGGCGGTGGCGAAAATGCTCACCTCGTCGGACCCGAACGTGATTGCCAACGCAGTAACGCAGGCCGAGAAAAGCCCGGCGTTCATGAAGGCGCTGGAAAAGATCGGGGATGTCCTGGCGGCGCCGTCAAGAACCGTGCCGCGCGTACTCGGTCAAGAGCAACGCCAGCCTCTGGAAATCACCGTAACGCCGCGTCAGTGAAAGAGGCTGACAACCCAATCGCCAAAGCCGAATAGGCGAACTGAGTGCAGGTACCAGCCAATCGGCAGGAGGATCGCAAGCGCGATCATGTGGCTGATGAGGGCGAGGATGTCTGTTTTCTCGGGCATGCCGTCACCATGCGCGACCGTTGATTGAAATTCAAGGCTCCTCACGGGGCCTTTTTTTATGGAGAACCCGATGTCGGGATTTTGGCCTAGCTCGTTCACGACCATCCAGGATCTGAACGGCAAACCGATTGTTGGCGCCAAGGCGTATTTCTATGCCGCCGGCACCACGACTCCGATCGAGGTCTACCGGGATTACGGCCTGACGACGTCGCATCCGAACCCGCTCGAGACCGATGGCTATGGACGCTTCCCGGCCGTGTTCCTCGATGAGGCGGACGATTTCTACCGTGTGCGCGTCACCACGCCGGGGGGGACGATCCTCTACGACAGCGACACGATCCCGATCATAGGCCCGACAGAGGGCGGGGGCTCGCCTCCGGCTCCCGTTGACCCGAACGCTCTCATGAAGACCGGCGACCTTAAGGCGCGCTACGGCGAGGGCTTCCTTGACGGCTATGTCAGAGGCAACGGTCGGTCGATCGGCACGGCCACCAGCGGCGCCACGGAGCGGGCAAATTCAGACTGCCAAGCGCTCTATGAATTCCTCTGGAATGCCGACCCGAATCTAGCCGTTGCCGGCGGCCGTGGCGCCTCCGCAAATGCCGACTGGTCGGCGAATAAACCGCTTGACCTTCCCGACTTCCGCGGCCGGGCAATCGTCGGTCTCGATGACATGGGCAACATCGCCGCCGGCGTCATCACCGGTCTCACCGATCTTGGCAAGAAGGTCGGCGCGCAGACGCACACGCTCACTATCTCGGAAATGCCGGTCCACGACCACGACGTGACGTGCAGCGAGGAAGTCACCGAACTGAACGGCTACAACGATATCGGCGGAGCCCAGACGGGCGGCGGCGGGTCGCGTGTCGGATTGGGCGGGAGTGGCACGGACGTGTTCACCCTCGCGCACGATCACACCATCGACGTCAAGGACAAGGGAGGCGGAGCGGCCCACAACAACATTCAGCCCTCCCTCGCCATCACCGTCTACATCAGGCTCTGACCCCATGTATCAAGCGAATTTTGAGCCGGTGTCCAACCGGGCCGACTGGTCGCAGCCGTTCGAAATCATTGATGACGGCACCAACACGATCATCACGGATTTCACCGGTGTCTCCGTCACGATCGAGGTTCGCGAGCAGGGGGCCTGCTATCCCCGCCTCACGGCCACCATCGACAATGGCAAGATCACCGACCAGGGCAACGGCATTCTGGAATGGCTGTTCCCCCGCTCGGAAATGACCGGCCTCTGCGCGAACACCTACGAGATCGGCGTCACGATCGAGCGCGACGATTTCACCACCCAATACCTCATCGGCACTGTGCCCATCGTTGACGGGATCGTTTCAAGATGACCGCTGCTCTTCGCCTCCGCGTTCTCCCGCGCTTCCCTGCCCGCATCGAGGGCGCCGATGGTGTCAAGGTCACACGTGCGGCCGGTTCGCCCGATCTGACCGTCAGCCTCGACTTCGCCAACCTCGGCGACATCGCGGGCATTCCCGACCCGGCGAACAACTATTTCGCCATGTACGACGAGACGACGGGAACCTATGTCCGGATCCCGTTTCAGTCGATGTTCGATGCATCGGGCGTGTCTTCCGGCTATCCCACCAAGGCGGCGGCGCAACTCGCGGTCATTCCGGCGCCGGTCAACGCAATCCTGCTGTTCGGCAATGAGGCGGTAGGCGACGGCCAGGGAGGTCTTTACATCGACGTCAACAACGGCTCTTCCGATACGTTCGTCAGCGCCGGCGGCACGTCTCGCACCTGGTATCGTGCGACCGACGTCGGAACGGCTCGGATCGTCGACAGTGCAGTCACGACGCCGAAGCTCGCCGATGGAGCGGCTACCACTCCCAAGATCGCCGATGGCGCCGTAGCGACTGCCAAGCTTGCTGATCAGGTTTTGACGGCTGCTAAGGTTAGCACCAGCGCCGACTTCGGTGGAGTTCTCGGCTTCACCGCATGGACCAGCGGTCAGTTCAGGACGCTTCGCCAGCGCGCGACGGATACTTATTGCATTCTCGACGCCCCGGGATCGCCCGATCCGACCGGCGTCAACGACAGCAACGCAGCGTTTGCCGACATGCTGACGCAGGGCGTCAAATGCGAGATCACTGCGGGGACTTGGCGGCTCACAAGCAAGCTCGTAATCCCCGATGGTGTGACCCTGGAAGGTCAGGGCCGCGGCTACGAATTCGGGCATCGCACGAAGCTGCTCTTTGCGGGGAACGGCACGAAAGAGCACACAATGGCGGGGGCAACCGCCACGGTCATTGCAAATCCCGACGTTGGCGCACCGTATCTCGCAGACAGCGGGACGCGCGGGAACAACTATTCGACGCTCGATCTGACGGCGGCATTCAGCGCCGCGATCATCCTCGGCAAGGCTTCAGGCCTTCGCAACCTCGGCATTTACCCCAATTTCAACGGCGTGGCGGGTTATGCCGGCACGACCGGAGGCCTCTCCGACGACTGGGATGTCGGCGTATGGGCGCGGAATGCAGACTGGTGGAACATCGAGGACTGCAACGTCATCGGTCATTGGCGCAAGTCCGGCTTGCTCGTGACGGCGCACGATATCGGAGACGGCAAAGTTCCGTCGAATGAACTGGGTCACGCGGTCCGGTCTCATTTCCAAGGGTTCCGTGGGATCACGATCCGCAGTCCGGAAACCGTCGTCGGCAACAATTGGGGCTTCGCTGGCACGGATTTCGTCAACTGCCTTGTGCGCGGCCTGTGGCATCAGTCGAGGCACCTCGCAACGTCGAGCTTCCTTACGACGCCATTTGCTTCTCCATCCGGCGCACTGGAGATATCCGGCGACACCATGCGCGGCATTCAGTTCCTGAACAGCACATTCATCGGCCGGGATGACATCAACATGATCTTCGGAAAGTGCTCGGAAATCCAATTCGACGGCTGCTATGAGGAGAGCAAGGAAATCAATGTAAGCGGAGCTGCTTTGCCGAATTCTACCGGATCACGGATGATCGCTACAGCGGACGCAGTTGACATCACTTTCCAAGGCAACTCGAGCTACGGCATCGATTTCACGCCGAGTCAGTCGCGGGATGGTTCTCTTACCGGCGAACGCTATGCTGCCGCGTCAGGTGTCTTCAGTCCAGCCTATGCGACCGACGATGATTACACCATCAGGCGCTTCTCATCCTATGTCGGTTATCGAATGCGCAAGAGCACTGACCGCTACATTTTTGAGGACGAGACTGGTGCTTCTCAGGTCGTCATCGACGCGGCAGGCCGAGTGCAGTCAAAGCTGCAGTTCAGCGGAACCGTAACGATCGCGGATGATGCAGCCGCAAGCATTCCGACGCCAAAGAACGGCGGCGTTTGCGTTATTACTTGCTGCGGTTCGACTGAAAACGGGAGTTTCCCCGACCCCCTGAGGTCTGGTGCGGTTTTTTACGACACGGGAACGGCCGCATTCTCGGCGACGAAGCAGTTTGGGGGCGCAAACTTCATCGCCGTGAATACGGACGTAACCGGCATCATCGGAACGGACGGGAACGTGACTGTCGGCGTTATTTTGGGCAACCTTCGCATCGAGAACCGTGCCGGCGCGTCGCAGGTATTCCGTTATGCCTATTTAGCGTGAATTCGGCGACGATCGGAAATAAGATATCACCGCTTATCACACCTCGCCGACGTAACGCTTTTCCTCTTTCATCGACCAGGGCCGGATGAATTTTTCCCGCCGGTCGTCCGGATAGACGATGTGTGCTGTGTTGTTGGGGATGTCGGGCATCTGCCAGTCGAGTGGCTTTTCGAATACCAAGAAGAAGTCGTTGCCACGGTCATTCATCGGCAGCTTGTGTTCCTCACAGAACTTCTTAATCGCCTCGACGAACTCGTTTGCTTGGCGGAAGACGTCGTTGGTCTCGAAGGTGACGATCTGAGCCTTAATGAATGCAAGCATCTTCTCGATTTCATGCTTTGCGTATTCGCGATAGTGAAGAGTGTACATAAATGGATGGGTGTTGCACATCGCCAGCGCAATATTCTTAAAAGAGCAAGCATTCGGGGTTGTTAGAAAGCACCGACCGCCTGGCTTCAGTACCCTCAAGATCTCGACCAGAAGATTAATTACACCGCTGAAGTTTTTTATGGACGTGCGGAAATCCTTGTCACCAATGTGCTCGAAAATCTCGCCCGCAATGCACCCGTCAAACGACCCGCTTTCGAACGGCAACGGATCGTGAAGATCGGTTGTCGTCGGTATGATTCTTGCATTTGGAAAGGCCATACGCCAAGCGTCATGCACTTCGCCTCCGGAATGGCCACCTACGTCGAGAACTTCTCCTTTAACCACACCGTGTCGAAGCGCATACCTAATCGACAACTTAATGCGCTCGCGTTGTCCGATCACATACTTGTTTTCCGAGGCGTCGAGCATTTTTGCGATAGACGGGTCAAGCTCGGGGTAGATGGTAGTATCGGTCATTGTTTACTGGGTACCTTTCTTGCCGGTTTGGGAAGCGCGGATTCTGTCGGCGCTAGAAGAACGGTTCCCCCCAAAGAGTCAACTTAAACGGCTTCAGCACGAGCCGTGGTCCCATCTTTGGTGAACAAGGTGAGCAATACGCGCGCGACGCGCGTTCGCAACTCCGCACAATCCTTGCAAGTCTGTAATGGGTCTTGCATAACACCATGACAGTGAAACAGGCGCTTTAGTAGGGAATGGTGTGTTATGGGTTCGCGTGAGGTTTACATAGATCTTGGTGCAAATGTCGGAGAGACTATTGCGAATTTCGCGGAGAAGAACCCGGAGGCGCTCATATACGGGTTTGAACCAAACCCTAGTCTCGCGCACAATTTGCGAGCGCGGTTTAATGATGACAGTGTCCTGATATTTGAGAAAGCTGCATGGATTCTCGATGGAGTAAAGCGGTTTTACCTAGGTCATGATCTTTCTTCGACCTTGATCGACGGCAAACGTTCTATGCCGGATTACCCTGAGTTTGAAATATCGTATGAGAAGTATGTGATGGTCGAAACTATCGATCTGTCTCGCTGGTTGTTGGACACGTTCACTGAAAACGTACACATTACTATGAAAATCGACATTGAGGGTTCCGAGTATAAGCTTCTCCAACGCATGCTAGATACTGACGCAATTGATCTGGTCAAAACAATCTATTGCGAGTTCCACTATGATCGCTTCCCTGCCATATCGGTCGAAACACATGAACTGATCAAATCTCAAGTTGCGCAGCGGTCCGACTTGAAGGTGTGGCGTTAGGGCGCAGCTTCATTCGGGTGCAATCTTATAGTTGACTGCTGGAAGATATTGCACCAAAAAGTGCCCGTTTTCTGCAACCTGAGCGGCACTTAAATGAACCCCAAAATTTCGGTAATAGTTCCCCTTTTCAAAACTGAGCGATTTGTCGAGAAGTGCGTCCGCTCGATTATGGAGCAATCCTTTACGGACATAGAGATCCTGTGCGTTGATGACTGCTCTCCAGACAACAGTGCCCTCATTGTGCGGCGTCTGGCCACCGAAGACAGTCGTATTAAGCTTATTCACCACATGGAAAATCGCGGTCTAGGCGGAGCGCGCAACACGGGTATCTTGCACGCGAAGGCGCCATATATCGCAAGCGTCGACAGCGATGACTACATTGCTCCCACGATGCTTGAGGCACTTTACGCGGGCACTCAAGACGGCCATTACGACGTCGTCGTAAGCGGTTATGAAAGGGTCGATGAGACTGGGAAGGTGTTGTCGAAACACATGCAGTCAGTCAGATCACTGGATCCAATTCCCGACGATCAGGACCCGTACAAGATCGCTAACCCCGCATTCTGGAACAAGCTGTGGCGGACCTCATTGTATATTGAGAATGAAATATTCTTTCCAGATCACATATACTATCAGGATGCGGCGACAACTCCCCGAATATTTGCCTACGCGAAGAATGTAAACGTCATTGGTGGCGTTTACTATAAGTATTTGGTCCGATCAGATTCGGTTACAAATAAAACGAGTGATAAGCACAAGCTTGATAAGTACCGAGAACTTGACTTTGTGAAGGACTTTTTTATTCAGCGCGGTCTGTACGGAAAGTATCACGACGCGTTTAGTAGAAGGGTATTCGAGACTTATAAGAATCATTTTGCTACGATTGTTGATGGCAAACGAGCGTTGGATGATGGATCTCTGAGGTATCTTAGATACCTTCTGTTGATGAGGGAAAGTTACCTGCATCTAGATGATGCAATTCGTGGAATGACAATAGAAGAACTGACAAGGGCATTTGAGGATGGAGGCGCTGACATCCGAAGGCTAGCGCTGGAGAAGAAAACTGTTGCAATCGACGGAGTGCCTCCAAGAATAGTTCGGCCTTGGTCGCGAACACCAGATGTGTCGGTGCTTACGCTGCATTCTGGCGAGAACGAGTTCGCACAATCAAAGCAATCACTCGAGAATCAGAATTACAAGAGGTGGACGCACAAAGTATTCAGCGGGCTCGGCAACGTTGAATCGCATCAAGCCCTCTACAATGAGATCATGGATAACAGCGGAAGGTATCATATCTTCCTGAAGCTAGACGCTGATATGGTCTTCGCTGATGAGACCGTCTTGGAAGAGATCGTGAAGCGGTTTAACTCTGATCCGGAGCTGGATCACTTTGTTGTCGCGTGCGACGACTGGATGACTGGAAAGCAAATCATTGGCGTCCATGCTTTTAGTAATCGGGTGTCATGGAACATATCGGCCGAGGGGCTTTTCGTAGATCCTAGCCCGAAGCGGCCTGGAAAACGTGTTATCGTTGAGCGAACTGATCGGGCTTACTTCTATCACTCACCGGACCCATCTCCGTTTCAGGCCTTCCACTTTGGCGCTCACCGGGCATTAAAGTTATGCCAACGAAATCGTCCGTACGAAGAGAAGCGCGCCGACGCTATGAACGCCCAGTGGGACGTGTTTTTCAACGTTTGGAACCGGTTTATGGAGACTGGCGACGTGCGCTTGGGCTTAGCGCTCGTTGCATGTCATCTCGTAATCTCCGGAGATCTTGGTGAGGGCGTGCACGACTATAAGGACCCGCAACTTCTAGATGCGTTTAAGCAGCATGAGCATTCCACCGCAGAAGAGATGATGTCGTTGCTGGAGCCGTTCTGGAAGACGCGATCCAGTCGCCAGGCATATTTTGCGAAGGCCGTTGGTCCAGACGGTTTACGGAAGATGGAAGAAGATCGTGTGCTTAGGAAAAAAGGGAAGACAAAGGGTTCAAACGGTTCGCGGAAGACGGAAGAAGGAATTGCGAAGAAAGCGCGTTTCTCAGAGTCAGACGAGCGTATTCGTTCACGCGTGAAGTACCGAATATACAGCGCTGCTTTGTCTCCATTTATTGACACGGCGTTAAAGCTAAAGCTTCAAGAAAAACCGACGGTATTCTTTCTGGACGCTAAGCACCCTGCTCTAAGGTTTGGTCGATGGCTGCATCGCAATGATCTTCCTTTAGATATGCAGGGCCGCTGATTGCACCCCAGAGTTCGTCGATTACAAAAGGCCGGGCCTCTTCTTTCGTCGAGAGAAGGGGCCTTTCTACTTTTATCAGTGAGAAGGACTCGCGATCTATGAACTGACCTCGGGAAGTGACATTCGCTTTCCGGAGCCATCGCGTTCGGCGGTGGTTTGTTCGCAAGGCGCCAACGGAGCCATCTCTCTCACAAGTTCTCTTGCTGGAGTGCGTTGCTCTTTACGCAAGATGCAACGCAATCCGGGGGCGCCTCTTAGTAGCCCGAATAATGGCGAGCCCGTTCGTCATCGTCCGTATCATCTTCCCGATATTGGTCATCAGCGTTTGCGTCGTGACCAAGGGGTAGGAACTCGAGGTTAGCATCGAGCTCTTCTTCTCTCATGACGACAAATGAGAGTGCCGCGCAGGCGATGAACAGTGCTGCTCTATAGCCGTCGCTTGGCAGCAGAAATGAAATGCCGATCGCGGCGAACGAAAGACTGAAAGCAAACCTCATAATGCCCCTCCCAAGTGGTGAGCGCCATACTAGGGCTCTCCAGTTCGGTTTGGAACGAGATTAGACCCCAATATCTTGGGAGTAATATTTCGTATGCCTCGCTTCGGTGGGGTCTTCAATGCCCATGGGACAGACACTTCCTCCCAAACAACAAGTTGAAACATGGCTCGGGAAACTCTTCCCGTCGCCCTCGAACTCATGTTCGGGGATGAGGGCAACCATCCTTGTTGGGGAACGTTTCGTTTCCAGGGGGCGCACCGAAGGAGGAGTGCGATGCGTCCTGATGAGCGCGTCAAGATAATAGAATGGACTGCAGCTCTCGCCGCAGCCGCTTTCGTAGCGGCGCTTGTCGTGGCGCTGGTGTCCTGAGGACGTCACTTTCAACGAAGGCCGGAGAATTGCCGCTGCGTCCGAATGTAAGCGATGGCGGCAGCTTCTAGGCTTCTGCACTCCGCTTCGCATCCAATCAGGGCATCGTCGTCTTTCTCGGCTGCGCATCGAAGGCCGTCGCGCCGCAAACACGCATGCTCGTAAGCCACGCAGAGCTTCAGAAATACGGAGCTGTTCATCATCCACGCGCTAGCACGCAGATCTGGGGCCGCCAAAAACAACCGGGCCATTCCTGCCTTCTGCGCATTCATGGCGGTGTTCGCTTTCGTTTGAGAGCCAATTCGTCTCAACGGCTGCGTCGAGGGAAAAGTTCCACCACTGTGACCGGCAACGGGATTGAGCAACCAAAGGAATCAAACAGTTAAAAGGCGTCCGGATCGGCCGATGTCGGCATTGGCTCGATCGGTCTTGCCGCTAGAGCTTTGAGATCCTCGGCAAGGCCGGCAAGCTGCGCCGCAAAGTCCAGAAGGTTCGAAGCGGCGCACTGTGCCGCGATTTCTGAGAGGTCAGAAGCCGGCTCGATTGGGCCGGCGCTTTTCGCTTTGCTATCGTCCATGTTCAATTCCCATTTCCACTGATGTGGATCAATGGCGAGGCCCGTCAAGGGCCGCGGGCCAGTGACGAGCCTCCCGGCCGCCTGCGAGGGGGGCAAAGCGACCAACGTCAGTCTAAACCCGAACACTGCCGGCCGCCATGCACCAGTGTGTGTGGCTAGCCGCCAAGCTTCCCCAACGACAATCAGGAGAAATCGATGAGCGCCATCACCGCTCAGCACCTTCGCGCTGCCGCAAAGGGCAGGGTGAACGAGAGCAACCTCGCGTCCGTGATCGTGGCGCTGGATAGATACGGGGAGCGTTTCGGCATGGATCGGCCGCACCGGCTCGCCCAGTATTTCGCCCAGCTCATGCACGAAAGCGGCGATTTCCGATATGACCGCGAGATCTGGGGGCCGACGCCGGCGCAGCAACGCTACGACACCCGGACCGATCTCGGCAACACGCCGGAGAAGGATGGCGACGGCTATCTCTACCGCGGCCGAACCGGCATGCAACTCACCGGCAAGGACAACTATCGTCAGTACCGCAACTGGTGCCGCGCGGCCGGTCTCGACTGTCCGGACTTCGTCAAGGATCCGGACGCGGTCAATTCCGATCCTTGGGAAGGCCTGGTGCCTTTGTTCTACTGGGACACGCGCGACCTTAACCGCTGGGCCGACGAGGGCGACGCCGAGACGATCACGAAGAAGATCAATGGCGGCAAGAACGGCTTGGCCGACCGGTTTGACCGGCTCGCCCGCAGCTCGCTCGTGCTGCTCGGGTATCGCGCCGACAACGTCCTTCAGTTCCAGGCCGACCAGCGCCTCCAGGTCGACGGCGACGTCGGCCCGAAAACGCGCGCTGCCATGCACACGGCGCTCGCGGCGCTCACCCCCGGAGAGGCGGCACGGCCGGAGGTCAAAGCCGCGCCGGTGACAGAGGAAAAGCCCGTCCCGGTACCGGTCACGCCGCCCAGCCTCGACGCGCCTTGGTGGAAGTCGAAGGAGGTAATCACCCCGTCTGTCATCGGTGGGGGCGCTTCGCTGCTCACTGCGATCGGCGGTATACCGTGGCAAAACCTTCTCCTGATCCTCGTCGCCTTCGGCGGCATCGCCGGCTTTCTCTACTGGCGCAAGAACGCCGATCGGAAGGCGGTCGCCAAGCAGGTAGAGGGGATGGCGTGATGTTCAGCCGCCTCTCTCTGGCCGCTGGCGCTGTTGCCGGCGGCATACTCGTCTTTGTCGGCATGCAGACGGTCAACGCGCTCTGGATCATTCCCGGAGCGCGGGAAGAGGGCCGGAAACTCGAACGCGCCGAACTGGATTCCGCAACCAACAAAGCAATCGGAGAACTGCGAGATGAAGCTGATCGCGCTCGCTTTAACCGCCGCCTGTGCATTGAGCGCGGCCGGCTGTACGTCAACGCAACAGGTCAGTGCGTCGAAAGACCGCCTCAACCAGGCGGCTAGGGCGGTTGTCGGCACGTCCCTGATTGGCGCTCGAGGCGCTACGCCGACCGATCAGGACAAGATCGACGAAACGGTCGCGGGGCTATGCGGCGCCCGCGCCTGGACCCAGAGCGAATGCGCCCGCCACGACGCGGCGCGGCAATAACCATCCAGCATTGCATACGAGGGGCAGGGCATTGGCTGAAACACAGGAAACCGAAAAGATGGTCGCAACTCCGAAATGGAGGTTTGAATATAACCTCAACACCCTGGTGATTCTGTTCGGCTTTGCCGGCGGCCTCATAGCGTGGGGCGCGACTTGGGAGAGGGTGAACGCCAATCAGGATTCACAGGCCAATTCCATCGATCGTCTCGACAAGCGTCTTACAGCGGCCGAAGTCTCCCTCCGGCAGATCGACAATCACGAGCTCCGAATATCGGCGGTTGAGAAGCAGGCCGCCGAAGCGGCCACCTCTATGAAGGCCGTCGAGAGCACGCTGAACAATCTCAGTTCGGATATGCGCCTGGTGCGGGAAATTCTTCAGCGCTTGGAGGATAACGGCCGGTCAAGTTCCGAGATTCGTCGCTGAAACGTCGGTGAGCCTCGACCTCGTGGTCGCTGGTTTAACCAGGGTGCGCACTAATCGTTAACGCGAGCATGGCCAAGAGACAGTAAGTCGAAATAGATTGCGCCAGGCGGCGCGGCCCTGGACCCTTCCGGGTTCCCATAGCCGAAGTGAAAAGCTTTCACGACCTCGTTCGGCGCGTCGAATTTCATCGTTGAGATCCCGTTGACGGCATCAAACACAAGGGCAAGCATCTCCGCCAGCTCGGCGCTTCGATCAACAATGCTGGGCAGTTCATGCGCAAATACGAGCCCTTTTTTGTTCCGTGGAAAGTAGCAAGCAGGTGAAGCGTCTTCATCGGCGCGAACGGCATAAAGCCCCCATATGCCGTGCGCAAGGTGGTTCCTTTTGTCGGCCAACTTGTGCGCTCTTGAACAAAAAACACCGGCTGCGTTCTTTACCTCACCTTCAACAAACCGGCCGGAAAGCTTTTTTAGTGTCGAAATCCGCGAGCCAATCATCGCGCCTTCCAGCAAAATTTCCACATCCCCGAGATCGGATCTGACCAGCTTGCTGATCACGCCGAGTAGTAGGTAATCGATCTGAGACCAAACTGCAGTCAAGCGCCCCAGTTGTCGCAAATCATCATCGCTCAGGAATGTTTCGTACATCGGTGTCACTAGACCAGGTGGGGTGATATCTGACCTTCTTGTTACACTGAAGTTTGTTCCCTTGGTAGGTTCGTGCCTGACGTTATCGTCATTGTTGAACGACCCGGAAGGTAATTAACCCACTGGTGATAGCCAAACGATTTCGCTATCTGTTGGTTGTATTTTCCAGGGGATCATTGATGGCTGAAAAGAACTACAAGGCCGAAAATTTGGTGCTCGGAGCCATGCTGTTGGCTGGCGCTTATTGGTACTTCACCTCGGGAACGGACGCTGTCGAAAGCCCCAAGGCGAATGCAGTAACGTCCCAAGAAACCGGCGTCATTGTAGAGAAGGTGCGCGTTTGCACAGACCCTGATATTCAAGGGGCGTCATTTCGAGCTTTGAGCGCAGGTGACGCTGTTGAAAGCGAGCGCCTAATGGATCCTTCCAGGTGCAACTGGCTGGCCCCAGGTACGAAGGTCCGTTTAACCGGCCGGAAACAACGTGTCCAGCTGAGTGAATCACCTGCCGACGCGGTTGAATATCTGGAGTTTGAAGCTCAGGGAGGGGGCTTCTACTGGACGTCAGAATTTTCTGTCCAATAGTTGCCGAGGCGCCCCTCATTGCGAGATTTCCAATCCGGCCGATGCTCAAAGCAGAACCAATTCGGCTCCGACCGGCCGACGGCGAAACCAAAGCCACCCCATTTTGTGCAGCCAGGATGCTCGCAGTAATGGACATAGGGGCCGGTCTCGTAGTGGGGTTTCGCGCCCTGTTCGTCACTCATCCGCTTGATCCTCCTCCTCGGCCGGCGCCAAACTGCTGCTCGAAGGCCTCTTCCCAATTGGGATGGCAGGAAGCGCCGACGTGCTTCAAGGGCTCGAAATGGTATCGCGACAGCAGTGCGGCCGAGATTATCCGCGCCATCTCCTTTCGCGCGCCTTCTGCTTTCAGCCGGTCGCGGTCGCAGGCGGCCCGCCTCAATTCGAGCGGGATCGCGTAGAGCGTCTGCGTAACGAATGGCGCGATCGCCGGAGACCGCAGCACCGTCTCGACATCGAAGATGGCAAAGGCCCCGAAGGATTCGACAATTCCCTTGGCGAGTTCCTGGACGCCGCGCACCTCGATGGGACGGCGATACTGGTCGAGGCCGGCATAGGCCCGCCTTTGGTGCGGGGGCATTACCGCAAGATCGACTTCAATCGCGGTTCCTATCTCATCGGCAAGTGTTCGCATGACGCGCGTCTTTCTAAGTTTCGCCCCTGATTGATGGAATGGCGCCGCATCGCCGTCGAATGTTCCTAATATGTTCTCTCAGCCGAAAGAGTCAATTCGGCTTTTCGCGGGCCTGTGCGTTAATGGGCTAATGGCCAGAGGATCGTCGAAAACACCGCGCGGCACCTCATCGCCGGACCCGATGCCGGAGCGGGTTGATCCATGTCTGGCGATGCTAGTCGACAAGCCGCCAAAAGGGCCGGACTGGGCCTTTGAGGTGAAATGGGACGGCTACCGTCTGGCCGTTCACGTGGAGCCGGACAGGGTACGGATAATCACACGCGGCGGCTACGACTGGACGCCCCGCTTTGCTTCAATCGCCGCAGAGGCGCGCCAGCTTGGTTACGAAACCTTAATCCTCGACGGCGAGGCGGTTGTCCTTGACGATCAGGGGCGGTCGGATTTCGGCATGCTTCAGCGCGCGCTCGGTAAGCGACCTAGCTTGCATGATCCACGCGAAATCATCTTCTTTGCTTTCGACCTTCTCTATGTTGATGGTTGGGACCTGCGCCGACTGCCGCTTCGCGAACGCCGGTGGCTGCTCGACCCGATAGTCGCCGGCCGTGCCGGTGCCATCCGGCTATCGGAAGAGGTCCAGGCTGACGGCGACGAGTTTTTTCGCGTCGCCTGCGCGCACGGGCTCGAAGGCATCATCGCCAAGCACGTCGAGAAGCCGTATCGGTCCGGGCGGGGCGAGTGGTGGCAGAAGATCACCTGCAAGCGCCGGGATAGCTTCGTGATCGTTGGCTTTGAGCCGTCAACCGTGCCCGGTCATCTCGGCCGTCTGCTGCTGGCGGCGCGCAAGGGCGACGATCTCGTCTATGTCGGCGGCTGCGGTACCGGCTGGTCACATGAGCTTTCGCGCGAGCTGCGCAAGCTGCTCGAGGGGATGGCGACAAAAACGCCCGTAGTGGCTCTGAAGAGGAAAGGCGCCGTCTTCGTCGAGCCGGTGCTGGTCGCCGAGGCCGAGTATCGCGCCTGGACGGATGACGGCAAGCTGCGGCATGCGTCCTTCAAGGGATTGCGGGAGATGGACGAAGGCGTAGAGATCTTCGATCTGCGCTAGCTTTCCAAAGAGGTGCTTCGGTTCATTCTCTCCCGGTCACGGAGCGTTGCCCACCTCAGGGACCCACTAAGCTGACGTCATCGATTCTAAACAGAGGGCCTGCAAAGTTTGGGGGATTGTCGGCGATGAACTGGACGTCTTGTGGTCCGTCGTTGGATTGATCGATAATTACGAAAATTTGGTATTCTTTGTAAGGAGCTTCTTCTGTCCCCCTTGCTCGCAGCATTTCGGCAAAAACTGTCTTTCCAGCAATTTTTACGATCCCAGCGGTCTCTCCCCAGATATTTGCACCAGCGGCTTTATACGAAAAGGAAAAGGCGTAATTACCTACTAAAAGATTAACGTTTTGGGTGACCGTGCCATAGCCCGACCCGAGCCCACCGACAGTTGCGCCTTTGCCCTCGCGGCCGTCACCATGGACTGCTGCATTACCTGTCATCACCCAGTCAGGGCAGCCAGCTCCACTCCCAATTATGCAATCTTGGTTCTCGAAGTCCCGATTTCTAATCTTCTCCTCCGCAGTCGCATGAGATGCGGCGAGCAGTGCCGATAAAAATGCGGTGACCACGAGTGCGGTCCGGCGGCGAGCTAGGCCACGTACAGTCGCAGAGCTTCTCATGTGATGACCTTCCCTAGGAGCACTGTTGCGTTTTTATACTAGCGCGCTCATACGTTGTGAAAGTCAACGGGATGGTAGGGAGGCCGGGCGTCTTTTGTTCAAGGGTGCTAGGGAATAATCGGATTGGCGCGAGGGTTTTCGATTTTGCGTAAACAATCATGCGGTGGTGGAACGGTAAGCAAACGCTGAATAGACCAGGAGCGTGGCCGATATCAGCATCGCCAAATGAGCATTCTTCCAGACCACGTCTCTGAAGAACCGTTGGTCAGCGATGTCCGGGTATGTTGGCACGCTGTCGCTGAGGTAAACGCTTGTGACGGCGCAGCCGATAAGTGCCAGAAGGAAGACGACCGTTAATGCGGCGAGCACTGACCGCCAAATGTGCTTTCGCAGCCAAAATAAAACCACCCCACAGGGCGCACCGACGAAGGCCGCGATTCTCAAGTTCTGCGCCGCCCAGCCATCATGGCCAAGCCAGGTGCCCTCGATCGGTTGATAAAACATCGTCATGGAGATGGCGACGCCTGATACAACGGCAAGTAGGTCCTCTGCCTCCTTCATGGCGTCACGTTTGGAGCAGGAACCCAAATGGGCACGTCGAATGAGGCGACCTGTTTGTCGTCTGAGGACAGCACACGGTATCGAAGGAATCTTTGAACGGCTTTCTCGGGAATGGGAAGCGTATATTCAATCAGGCCACCATCGGAGAACTCCCCACCCTGCGCGTTTCCAGATGCTGACGCCATGTATTCCGTAAATCCAATGTCTTCCGACGCTCGAATTTCGAAACCTCTGGAGTAATACTCTGCTTGGTCTTTGTATGCAGAGGTAACCGTTATCTTGATTGACGTTTTATAGACGTTTTCCTCGCGGTTTACGTCGATGCTGAGAGCGTAGAATATTCTGGAAAGAGTCCGCTGGAATTCTTCGTAGACGGATGATCCGAACCGCTCGGCTTCGATCCGTATATCGCGAGGTTGGGAAGGAACCGGTTGGGAGTCCACAACGTAAAGGCTGCGGCAGTCTCCGACTTCCCCCGATATTGAGCCGGCGTCCAAAGCGTGGGGAATGAAGGGTGCTTTCGTCCATTTCCAAGACGCCCCGTACCTTAGGCAGCCCTTGTGATTGTCCAACACCCGCCGAGTGTCGTAGGGTCGCGGGGCGGTCACGGCGCAGCCTTTGAGTACCACCGTTTCGGGCCCCGGAATTACCCAATTAACCTCCATGTCCTTGTCGCCCGTGTTTTGAACACAGGTTACGAACATTTCGTCCCGGCCATCCTTGTAGACGCGGCTGGTCGTTTTGAATTGGTAATTGGCGTCACCGTGCGGATTTGGCGCCTTACCCGGACAGGCTCTCAATGCGCAATTGGGCTCTTGCGCCTCCGCGCCGGCGGCTGACACGAGATAAAAGGAAGTGATCAGAAACGCCCTAAACGTCGACATGGTCGATGTCCCCCGCAGAGCGGTGCAATTCGCTCAGGGTAACATCAGTGATTGCGGATGCAAGAAACTTCTAATAATCGCTTGTCCTCGACGCTTAGTGTAAAGTGGCATCAGTGAGGCGGGTCCAGCGCCGGCGTCATTCCTTCCGTTCAGCAGAATCTTCAACATTCCAATGATCGGGCCGCGTCCAGCAGGACATCTCTGATCTTCGCAGGTAATAGGTCGCGGTTGCGTGCCGATGCGACCTGGAGAGAATGCGGTCGAGACCCATTGCAGCTCCGAATCCTATTGAACAGGTAAATCAAAGTCAGCCTCTATCTGCTCAAGCAGATGCCACCGACCAAGTTGGCCAACTGACCAAATCGCCAGCCCGCGCTGTTCTAGCGGATCCGCTTCCTTCAAAATTTCAATTGCGTCGTCATCTGAAATAGCTCGAGCCGTTTTCGCGCACAGATATAGATAGCTTACCGGGTATGCTCTCCGAATGTCCGACCAAGTCAGCTCAGAAATATTCGTTGCTTTCAGAGTAGCCCTGCTGAGGAGCCATCCTGGGACTCCGACCTGGATAAAGTAAGGAAGAAATTCTGCGACCTCCTCCGGCTGCCCTTTATCTACAAGGATTTGAGCCGCGCGATCGTCTTTGGATGTCTCCCAGTAACGACGAACCTCACCAAGTGAGAAGTGAAACGCGTCGTTCGAAATCGCCTTCATCCACCGCCGCATTGCATCGCCGCCCGCGCGAGCATACCACCAGTCTAACACGTCTCGGCGGCTTGAAGGGCTCAGCGAGCTATAAACGTGGCTGAGCACCGCTTCGCGGCGAACCCTCTCTTTCCTCTCCAACTCGCCGGTCTGTAAAAGCCGCGACACGAGATCGTCCAGTAGAGCTGGGCAGTCGCTTACACCGTCCATTTTCGGCAAGCGGTTTTTTACGGCTAGAAACGCCCTACTGGGAACGGATAAAAATCGAATGCACGCTTGGCAGAGCTCCGCAGCTGAAAGGCTCGCAACATATGCATGCAGAAGGTTCCTGTGGGTCTCCGAAAAGGTAGATTTTTCAGCACAGCGCAGGATGGCCGCGAGTTTGGCGTCGTCTATCAAATAGGCGCCCCCCCATATATTTCGAAACCAAATATCACTTAGACAATCTTACCCCGGGGCCGCCGTCGATCATCTCTCCATCGGATTGAAAAATCACTCCAGAATGTTCGAGCACCCTCCTGATTGCTTCGAGGTTGTTCTGAACAGGAACCGATCGCCCAGCCTCGAAATTGCGAACGGTCGATAAGCCAACCTTCGCGGCCCTCGCTAGTTCTTCCTGAGACATGTTCATCAAAGCCCTTGCGGCTCTGCACTGTTCTGGGGCGAGCATGCAAACTCCTGTAACCATTTTCATCATCTATAACGAAAATCGTTTGACAAATCCATGCCTAACGAATTACGTTGTGAATAACGGAAATCGTTGCCATCGGAGAAATTGAAATGAATAGCACTCAGACCTCGGCTTTCCTCCCTATCCCTGCACCCATTCCCGCGGAGAGTGTCTTCTCTGACCGCTTCCGTATCCACGCGGTTACGGGAGACAGCATGGAGCCCACGCTCAAAGCCCGCCGTGACTATGTCCTTCTTGCGCCGGTCTGCACCTATGTCGGTGAAGGCATTTATGTTTTCAGCCAAGATGTCTGGATGGATTTCTACCGCGTCACGCCGAACTTGGATGGCAAAGGCAACCTGCGCCTCTTCAGGGATAACAAGCAGTACCAAGACCTTATCGTAACCCGCGAGCAGTTCGAAGAGGGCGTAGTGGGCTTTGTAGTTGCCGAAATCAAGGTGAAGAATGAGCGGTTTCTGAGGGAGGCGATGCAATGATTGAGATGACCAGACGCGCCATGCTGGGCGTAGGAGCAGCCGCAATGCCTCTGATCGCCACCACGGTCTATAAGGCCGCTGTTCCGCCTGTGATGCCCCCTAGTGCGATTCCTCCGATTGCGGGAGCTGGAGCCGCCGAGGTGCCGCGAATCGCGTCAGAGACGCTGCAGGCGCGCTTTGAGGCTGCCATAGCGACCGCGGCGGATTGCATGCGTGAGATGAACGCCGCTCCAGGCCTTGAGCTCCTGGTCGAACACTCTGACGGATGGGTCTTTATAGGTACGAGGACCCCGCCCAGACCGGTCGAGTGGAGCGGTGCCGACTTCTACCAGATAGAGCAAGGCAACAAGCGGCCGATCTACTGGATCGAGCGCGTCGACTACAAAACGAAGCCTGGCCACTATTTTCGCGCGGTGAGCCGATGGAAAGGCCGTGACGAGTGCAAGCCGTTTTGCATCAAGGCCGACAACCTTCGCATCGTGCGCAAGGTCGCTGAATATGCCGGCCGCTTGCCGTCCGACTTGCAAGCTTGAACGAATAGAATCATCCTGCCCTTTTTTTGCTGATAGCAGGGGCGGGATTTTTCATGAGCGATGATACCGATCGGCCGAAACTTGAGGTCGTGGCCGAGAACACGCGGCAGCAGATTGATGGAAAAAAGATGCAGGGGCGGGTCGACTATGCCTTGTGCGAGCTCGCCGCGAATATCATCCGAGTTGTCAGAGGCGCTGGTCGACCAGACGACATAATCAACCAATGCAATGAGGTTTTGAAAGGGGCGATCGAGTATCACGAGAAGGTCGGAAGATTTGTCTCGTCAGACTCGGTAGCGGCGGCTCTGCGCCTCGAGCGAGAGCGAATAAGTGACTACGACTCCTTTGGTGGAAAGCGACAGCTTGCCATGCGCCAGATGATCGATGGATCCCTGCAGGTTACTGCCTCGCGCCTGCTAGGGCAGATCACACAGCAGCGCCGAGGTGAAAATGAAATGTTCGAAGCCTATCGCGAATTGGAGCAGCTCTATCAGGATCTGCGAAAGAAGCGCGAAGCCGAGGCCAAGGCTGCCAGAACGGGAGCGGCGCCGAAGCGAAAACCAGCCAAGGACCGGAAGGCCAAAGACGTGGACTCGCTGTGATGCTCTCGTCGGTTCGCCGGCCGCAAAATTCCACGAGTTGGAGCGGTCGAGTATTGCCCCGATAGGCGGGGCCGCACCACGTGCCCGTCCGCAAGGATACCTCGGCGCAGTTGCAATCCTGTGGCGGGCAAGCTTTGATTATGCCTGCTTTTCACTAGGTCTCCCCCATGGCAATTTCCGTTCGCTATTACCTATTTCCGAAAGAATCCCCGCCCCTGAAGCTGTCTCGCCGGCTGGTCGAGGGCCTAACAAATGGTAGCGACGCCATGCCTCAGTATGCAAATACTCAGCAGAAGGCGGTCGGGGTCGTCTTGGAGAATGAGGGCGGTAAGCCTCTACAGATTAATCAGACACACGGCACGATCTGGCGCTTCGACGCGGACGGGAAGATAACCGGTGGGCTCGACGAGGCATTGGCGCATACGATGAACTCACTTGATCATGTCGAGCCTCGGAGCGGAACCGTCGTTTCACTTCGGCCAAAGCTCAGCCGCAAAAAACTCGAGGATGAGTTCCGGTGGGAGCCGAGCAGTGCGGATATCAACCTGATAATCCGCGATATCTGGCCCAAGACCAAGGCCGATCGGCTGGAGGATGCCAAGGGCGTGTCCGGAAAACGCCCGCCTCTTACATACGACGCCAAGTATGCGCTGGACGAGATCAGCAAGAGCTTCTGGAACATCGGAAATCAGATTAGCAGCCTTAAGGATCCAAGCCTCAAGGGATTCATCTTCGAGGCCAGGACCCTGGGTGGACAAGAGCGGGAGTTTCGGCACCTCTATGAGGCTCTCGCAAAGATGGGAGAAGACCAACTCGAGCTATCTGCCCGGAAGAGAAGCGGCAAGGGCGTTTGGCACGCTGTTGTCGAGGTCGTCGTTCAGCGCGAACGATTTACTGAAACCGTGCGTGTTATTCACGAGCGATGCGACGGCCGTAAGGCTGCAGTGATTGCGGCTCGCCGGCTCCTCGTTGAAAATGCACACCTCTTCGATGAGAGCGTTTCACTGGAAACAAGCGTCATGACGGACTTGGAATGGGAAGTACTGGCGTTTCCCGGCGCCTGA